ACATTTAATTAATACCTCTAGAAGCCTTTAAAGCTTGAATAGAAAGAGCTTCATTTAGATTATTAAGAGAATAAGTATTATATGCATCTTTCCAATAAGCATAATAATACTCGCCATAAGTGATTCGACCGTCAATAAAACTATCATCTAACAATGAAATAAAATAATCAGTTCTCTTTATACAATCAGATGAACGAATTGAAAAATTAATTGGGCAATCTAAATATGGCTTATATGCATATTGATAATCTTCTAAAGAAAGCTCAAAGTAAGATCTAAGAATAGAAAGACCACAAAGAATAAGAAAAAGAGCAAAAGTATAACCAATCATGTCTTCAACAAAAGCATAATCTCTCATAAATTACCCCTTAGCAGTAAATTTAGATTCAAATTCAGACCATAAAGCGCGCTTCTTAGCTATCTTTTCACTTATTGTAAGAATCTTATCATTACGGACGTTTTCAAGCTTACGTTTCAATTCTAGAGACGTCATGTGAGTATTTTTTAAGTTTTTTAAAGTATTCATGTGATAAACCTTTTAAATGATTAATTAGTAGTTAGTAGAAGTAATTTTTAGTGTGGGTTATTTCCCTTGCTCCGACTTGTTTAAGTCTGTCGTTTGACTGCCATTTCCTTAACTTCTGAATTCTATTATACGCCTATTTGGCCAAAGTACAACTATTTAAGCCAAATAAGCGTAAAATAATTAATATATTTTCTATTCAGTAGCCGCAACTAAGCCAACTGTTGGAGAATCACAAACAACAAAATCATGAAAAGTATCTTGATAGCTTAATTCTGCTAAACAATTACCCAAGACCTTAACGTCATAACCAGCAAGAGCAAAATCTTTCAAGTATAAATAACCAATCTTCTGACCATTCTGACTAGCAGCAAAAATAACAGTGCTTAAATCATCGGAACTATAAGAACCTGACAAATGGAAATTCAATTTATAAAAAGGGTGTGTGATAGTTGTCTTTTTAAGTAAATCAATTTCAGCAACCTTTTTAGATTGATTAGGAACAGTGGCCATTGAAGCAGATGTAGGAACAGAAAGAACAACTGGTAAAGGTTTTACACCGGATAACGAAGTTTGCATTTCTTTATGTTTTTCTAAACTTTTCTTTAAGTCTTTTTCTTTTTCATCAGACTTAAAAACCAGAGAACCAGCAATGATTAAAGCAAGAATAAATAAAATAACTGCCCCTTTAAATGTCCAATGCGAATAAATACCTTTAACATCAGCAGCTGTAGCTTCTTGAACGGCAGAATTTGAAAGTGTGTGTGACTGATAAAAAGGAAAATATTTTTTCTCATAAGTACGTTGTTCAGTATTAACAACATCACCACGAAGACCATCTTTAACCTTCTTTGTATAAGTCTTAGAAGTTCCAAGCATGGTATTTTTTGTAACATAATAAACAAGCTCTATCATGTCACAGATATCATTATCAACTTTTCTGAAATTTTGAGTAATAAGCAATAAATCAAAACCAAGATGTCGATGCATAGAAAACCAGTCATTTATAGAGACAGGTGTTGAGCCTTTTCGTAAGACCAAATGGCATTCATCAATAACAAAAAGACAAGCTAAATTATTTTCTCCCCTCCAATCATCGGTATAACATTCTAAAGAACTAAAAGGTTTACCCTTTGGGCCGGAACCAATAGTTATTCCTTTTGTTTGAAACGTATTAGAACCTTTGGCCTCGGTTCGTATTTCAATTAAATCCAAAATTTCTTTTCCAAAAACAGAGGAAAAATGTTCCAAATTCAAAGGTAAATTTGTTACAACTTTTCGACCGCTTTTTAGAGCGGGAATTATATGATAAGCAACAGCCTCATAACTTTTTCCGCCCCCTGGTTTTCCGACTAAACCGTAAATCATTTATCTAACTCCCTAATCTAACAAATGGAATTAATTGAAGTCCTAAACGAATTAGAATAGAAACACCAATCATTTGAGTACAAGTCCCCAAGCCCACCAAGCCCATAATATTAGTTACTTCAGAGGGTAGAGCGTTTAGATATTGAGTAATATCTAAAGCACCGAGAGAAAATGAAATACCACTTAAAACAACATTTACAAGATCCATAAATTGTTCAAAAATCCAAAGAGCTATATCTTTAAACATTTCAACAACTGATAAAATCAAAGACCATAGGAAGTCTTGAAAATTATCTATGTATTTACCTAGATCAAAAGACATATTAACCTCCAAATATTAATGCACGGCAAAGAAAGCCGCAGGTAACAAGCAAGCAAAGTTTAACGAACGACCATACATAGGAAGGGACTGAAGCATCAAACGAGCCCATTGAGCCTAAATTAATAGTCCAAGTTGGCGGTGTACCAGAACCTGAAAATTCAAAATTTGAAACACCTTGGAATAATTCAGTGTTTTTAATTGCTGATATTTTCTGATCATATAAGCCTTGAAAACCGTCTGGATATTGTGTTTCGTAAAAACTTTTACCTTCTGGGGAATCTTTTATTGCAGACTGGGGAACATCTTCGACAAGTGATTCTTCTCCATCTCCATCTCCGTCTCCATCACCAGAACCAGAACCAGAGCCAGAGCCAGAACCAGAATCAGGAGCAGGATTAGCAACACAAGTTGAGCCGGAACAAGTTTCGCCGTAAGAAGTATAATTAGAAATATTATTTATCACTGTGGTTGCATTATTATAATTGTTTGTAATATTAGAAACGTTTGTTGTTACATTAGAAACAGCGTTATCAATATTAGATTCAGTCATTGAATTATCTATATTCTGAATAGTATTATAATTTGCAATATCTTGATTACCGTCATTAGTGGCGTTATTTCCTATATCTACATAAGAACTCCAACAATAAGAACCGTCACATTGAGCCATGTTCGTGGCAGTTGTATTTAAAGTAGATGCATTACCGAATAGACTTTCTAAACTTTGAACTTGAGAATTATAATTATTTGTCAATTCAGTTGTTAGTTCTGAAACTGTATTTAAATTCGATTGAGCAGATGCAAAAGAAGAATTGGAATCGAAAGATAATAAAGAAATCTCATCAAAAGAATCTTGAATTGTTTGTGAATCTGGATATTGAGAAACAGCATCACCAACAGTTTGTAACATATTAGCCATCTCGTTATTTTTTGAAGATGCAAGTGCAGTATCTTGTAAAAGGTCAGAAAAAAATGCGCCCATTTCTGCTATTGCTTCACCTTTAGTCTCTAAATCAGCAGTCATTATTGTAGCTGTATCTTTGAACTCAGCCTCAGTTGCTAAATATGCATCAATAACTGCTTGGTCGATAAGAAAACTACTAGAACAATTAAGACCATCAGAAGTTAAAGATGGAAAATCAGGATCTAAACATTCATATTCATCGTCACCTGTAGGTTCAAAACGTCCTTGACTAACTCTATTAGTATTACGTTTAATATCGTACCAGCCACGACCATTCCATTCAGCATGGTAAGGTGTACCAAAGAAAGAAGCTACCTCGGCAACGCATGAATCTAAATCAGGCCAATCAGTGTAATGAGTAGTAAAGACAGAACAAGTACCAGATTTAGGTTTTAAGGTAGCCGGAATAGTATTATCAGCAAAAGAAAATGTAGAAAAAGAAATAAAAAAAAGGGCAATAAAGCCCTTTAGAATCGTTTGTTTTAAATTAATCATTGGCTCGCATTCCTTGAATAAAAACTAGCCCTCCAATAGCGCCAATAAAAACAAAGGCTGTATAAATTAACGCTAAAGCAAGGCCAGCAAACATTAAGCTTTCTTCACAGCACGTTTAGAAAGATCGATACCTTTAAAAGCCATAGTAATGGCAACAACTAAAAGGCCAGTAGCTGCAACCCAAGCCGCAACAGTAGTTAAATCAACACCCGCTAAAATTTCACTCATTTTAAAATCCTTATATAAAATTAAAAGTTGGTAAGTATGAAATTATACTTTACCTATCATCTTTTTAGCTTGACCGACTGGAAAGCCGAAAAAGTAAAAAGCAACAATAACGCCAAACCCAAAAGTAATAGCTGTAGCTATTTCAGCAGGGCTGACACTAAATGATTCAAAAAAAGAATCATATTCTGTGGCAGTAAGCACGACATAACCCATACATGAGTCAATAGGCGTATCGGTGATTGCTAAATATCCCTCTACTGCAAGCGCACAAACTGCCATGAATTACCCCTTAATATTGCTAATAAAATTAACAACGGTAATGCTCATTTCATTTTTCTTAACAGAAGTATTAACTTCTAAAGTGAAATCAGCAGGAAACTGTTCATTAAAAAGACGTTTTGCAATTGCATTATCATTAGAAGAATCAACTTTTATTTTTGCAACCTTAATGCCTTTTTCCTGTCTTGTACCATCATCAAAAACATTTTGAACACTGTCTAAAACGTGAATGTTAGCCCATTGGCCGCCAGTTTCTAAAGTTCCAGAGCCCATCGCTATAACGTGCATTTGTACTTTCATGAATAAACCTCGTAAAATGAAAAGATGTAAAATATTTAATCACACTGTGACACAATGCGACACACACCGACACAATAACTAAAA